GCATCTGTAGATGAACAAATAGGTACAGCAATTTTGCCAATATCTGATTTTAACGATTTTGATTCTGCATATAGATTTAGTAATGAAAATTAGAAACATAATATTATTTATAACAGCTTTATTTTTTACAGGTAGTATTTTTGCTTTACCAGCATTAGCACCTGTTTTTGCAAAAATAGGTACAGCAGTAGCAGCTTCATTTATAGGTGGTGCAGCAGCAGCAGGAATAGCCACAGGTACATTAATAGCTATTGGTGTAACAGCAGTTGTAGTTGGTGCTTACGCTGGAAGTCAATTACTAGGTGCTATGAAAATGGACTTTCCTGATGATATGTCTGCACAAGCAAGTTCAGCTTTAGCAAATCAACAAGGTTCAACCAATCCTCTACCTGTTATTTATGGCAAAAGAAGGGTGGGTGGTACACCAATTTTTTATCATGTATCAGGCGCAGATAATGAATTTCTTCATGTGGTTTATGCAATCGCAGAAGGTGAAATTCAAGGTGTATCAAACGTATATTTAAATAATGATACTGTTGATACAGCTCCTGATTTATATGATACTTCTCTAACAAATGTTATTATCAATGAAGGTGAAGGTGGTCTTATTGGTAATATATCTGTCTTTGGTATGGAAAATATTCAAAAACCAGAATATGAACCTACAGTTAAATATGAAATATACAACGGCTCAACTACACAAACAGCAGATCGTGATTTAATTTCAGAAACCAATGGCACTTGGACATCGTCAGATAGATTACAGGGTGTGGCTTACGCTTATGTTAGATTTAAGTTTGAACCTGAAGTATTTGGTAATACAGGAATACCACAAGTTAATTTTGATGTTATTGGTAAAAAAACAAGAAGCACAACATCAGGTGGAACTACATATAAAGTATTTAGTGATAATCCAGCAGACTGCATCGAAGATTATTTGACCAATACCATTTATGGTAGATCAATTCCAAGTTCACAAATTGATACAACATCATTTACTACCGCAAGAAATATTTGTGATACTGAAGTTACAGTAGGCGGTAAAACTCAAAAAAAATATACCTGTAATGGTATTTTGAATACCAATAATAAAGCCTTAGATAATATTGAAAAACTTTTAACATCTTGTAGAGGTTCTTTAATATTTTCAGGTGGTAAATATAAATTACTCATTGATGATACAGGTACAGCAGTACAAACTTTTGACGAAGATAATATTGTTGGTGCTTTTGAATTATCTTTGGGTGGTAAAGAATATAAAGCGAATAAAATAAGGGCAAACTTCTTTAATAAAAATCGTGATATGCAAGGTGATTTTGCCATTGTCGAAAGTTCAACATTTAAAACAGAAGATAATGGTTTAAGTCTTGAAAGAGCTATAGAACTACCATTTACAGATCAAATGGAAAGGGCACAAATGATTTCTACAATCAATATGAAACAATCAAGGCAATCATTGGTCTTTAAATTTACATCAACCATTGTTGGACTAAGAGCCGAAATAGGCGATGTAGTTTTTATTTCATTGGAATCTTTAGGATGGAATACACTTAATTCTAATCAAGGCAAGAAGTTCAAGATTATGAAACTTGCTATAAAAAATAATGATGAAGTAGATATTACTGCAAGAGAATATGATGATGATGTTTATAACTTTGGCTTAATACAAGCAGAAGATACTACACCAAATACAAACTTACCTAATTTTTCATCTGAAGATAAACCAATAATAACTACACCTTCTGAAGAATTAATAGCAATACCACCTACATTATTCAACAGGGTAACTATTAATTGGACACAACCAAATAAATCTTCTGTTGAATCTTATGAAATAGGAATCAATAGATTGAACTCAGTACGCTTTGCAAATAAAGCTAGTTATGATTTTGAAGGAAGAAGTGTAACCGAAAGTTTTACTATTGATAAATTAGAAGAAGGTCAATACTTTGTAGCTGTTAGAGCAAAAAATAGATTGGGAGTTTATTCTGATTTTGCAACAGAAATATTTGAAGTTAAAGGGTTTTCTACCTTACCAGCAGTAAATACACCAGCAATAAATTTTGTAACAGAAGAACTATTTACTACCACACAAGGTTCAGGTGTAAAAGCAAAAGCCATTTTAACTTTTGGTACTTCAGTTAATACAGATTGGGAAGATTTAGGAGTAACCATAGATCATTATGATGTTGAATTTAAAAAATCTACAGAAGCTTCTTTTCAAGGTGCTGGAACATCACAAGGAACTAATTTTGAATTCTTTGATATTGAACCAGCTTTGTATGAATTTAGAGTAAGAGCAGTAAACACAGTTGGCGTAGCATCAGAATTTTCATCAACCACACAAAGAATCTATGGCTTAACCGCAGTTCCTTCTGATGTAAGTAATTTATTTTTAAGAGCAGATTCTAATACTGCAACTTTAAGTTGGACACCTACAGCAGACTTAGATGTAAAGATTGGTGGTTTTTATGAGATAAGACATAATTCATTAACATCAGGTGCAGTTTGGGCGCAATCAACACAAATAGGTGAAGCTGTATCAGGTATTGCAAACTCAACAGAAGTGCCATTGTTAGTTGGTACTTATTTAATAAAAGCGGTTGATTCTACAGGCTTTAAATCTGCTAATGCGACAACAGTAGTAAATACAGTTACACCTGATTTATTTCAATCAGCACAATTTTTAACAAGAACAGAAAATCCATCTTTTGCTGGAACTAAAGCAAATATGGTTGTCATAGATGAAAAATTAAAACTAGAAGCAGATACTTTATTTGATTCATTAGGATTGATTGATGAAGTAGGATTAATTGATGCTGCTGGTGGTGTAGATTTATCAGGTACTTATGACTTTGCAAACGTTATAGACACAGGTATTGCAGCAGCTTCTTACCGATTGACTTCTGCATTTGCTTTTACTACTAATTCAACATCGGACTTTATAGATACTCGTTCAGGAAATATTGATAGTTACGAATCTTTTGATTTAAATACTTATGATGATGTAGAAGTACAGTTGCAAATAGCAACAACCAATGATGATCCTAGTGGCTCACCAACATTTAGTGATTTCCAAAACTTTAGAATCGGAAATTATTTTGGTCGTGCTTTTAAATTTAGATTATTAGTAACGTCAGGTGATGTAACTCACCAAGTTTATATCACATCATTGTCTGCAACTTTAGAAGCGTTCCAAAAGTTTGATACGCAACAATTAACATCAAGTACAAGTTCATTAGGTGTTACTTTTGGTCAGGGTTTTTTAGTTACGCCAAAAATTGCTGTAACAGCACAGAATATGGCAAGTGGAGATTTTTATGAAATAACAAGTGTGTCTAGCACAGGTTTTACAATTACTTTCAAGAACAGTAGTGGTACAATTGTCGCTAGAACATTTGACTATATAGCAAGAGGTTTTTAATGGCTCAACACGATTATGATATAGCTAATCAATCAGGTGCTAACTTTAGAGCAGACTTAAATAATGCTTTAGATGCAATAGTATCTAATAATTCAGGTTCATCAGAACCATCTACAAAATTTGCTTATGAATGGTGGATTGATACTTCAAACAATTTATTAAAGCTAAGAAATTCTGCAAACAACGCTTGGATTACTTTACCTTTATCAATCACCGCAGATAATGCAACATCAGGTGCTTTGACTGTAAATGGTAATTTAACAACCACAGGCACAATTGATGTCAATGGACAAGAATTAATTTTAGATGCTGATGCAGATACATCCATAACAGCAGATACAGACGATCAAATAGATTTTAAAATTGGTGCAACAGATGTAATGACTCTAACAAACAGTCATTTAGTTTTAAAAGGCACAACGCCAAAAATAACTATTGGTGATGGTGGTGAAGAAGATACAGCATTAATATTTGATGGTAATGCACAAGATTTTTATATTGGTTTAGATGATTCTGCTGATGATTTAGTTATAGGCACAGGTTCTACTGTTGGCACTAACCCAAAAGTTGTAGTAGAAAATGGCGGTAATGTAGGTATTGGTGAAGCATCTCCATTAGGTTTGCTTCATGTCAAATCAGGAGAATCAAGTGGTTCTGCTGATAGTGGAGCAGATGAATTAGTTTTAGAAAACTCTGGTGATGCAGGAATTACAATTTTATCTGGCACATCAAACTCTGGAAGTATCAGATTTGGTGACAGTGATGATAATGATAATGGAATAATTATTTATAATCATGATTCATCGCCATATTTAAGATTTTTTACAGGTGGTTCAGTTAGGGCAAGACTGGATTCTGATGGTCTTAAGTTTGGTTCAGATACTGCAGCAGCAAACGCTTTAGACGATTATGAAGAAGGAACTTGGACAGCGACTATAACGACTGATGGTACAGATTTTACTACTTCAGGCAGATCAACTTTAGGCAAATATACAAAAATAGGAAATTTAGTACACGCTCATTTTAATGTTTCAATAAATTCACCTACAGGTGGTACAGGTAGTTTAGTTTTATCAGGATTACCTTTTGCAAATGCTGGAGAACCAGCTATCACAGGTAACTTGCACATTGGAAGAATAGCCAATTCACAGACACAAGACCCTCATGGATATTTATCGACAAGTGCAACCTCAATTACTTTTTATTACAATAGAGATGGAAGTACCGCAGCTGGTTTTAGTTCAAGTAATTTAAATGGACAAGTAACACCTTTTTTTGTGGGTTCAATAACTTATTTAGTGTAAAAAATTATAATTATTATTAAGAGGTAAAAATGGCAATAATAAAAGAAACAGTAGTAGATAAAATAGAAGTGCTTGAAATGGGACAAGTGCAAGTCAGAACTGCTACAGTAATAAAAGAAGATGATAATGAACTAAATCGTTTTTTTGAAAGGCACGTTGTAAATCCAAGTGTAAAAATTGATGATGCTTGGAATGACACAGACATATCTAACGAAGATACTAAAGTTCAAGCTGTTTGTAATGCAATTTGGACTACTCAGGTTAAGACTGCATATCAGGAAATGTTAGATGCACAAGAAATAAGTGAATAGTATGTCAGATATACAAGTTAAAAACGATAATGGTCTAGTTGAAAAATTTAGCAAAAAAGATATGACTGATGAACAAAGAAGTTTATTTGATGCTCTTTTAGACTTGCAAAAAAGATGTATTGAGATTGAACCGATAGCTAGAGAGTTTGCCGATAAAAAACAATTGGTTGATCTTAAATCTAAATCACTATTAGAAAGCCTTAGAGGTATAGGAAATGCCGAGAAAGAAAGCGACAGCGAAACCAAGACAATCGACTAAAAAGCCAACTGTTGAACAAGTATCAAATGCTTTGGATAGGCATGAAAGAGTTTGCGAACAGAAATGGAAGGAGAACTTTCGCAGATTAGATTCTATTGAATCGGATATAAATACTACCAATAAAAGATTGTGGCAGATAGCTGGTATTGTTATCGGTCTATTATCTTCTTTAGTGATTAATGCGTTCTTCATGTGAAATGAACATTGAAGAATATTATATTGAAATCTCAATATTTATAGCAAGTGTCTTAGGCGGTCTTGCTCTTAAAGATTATTCGGTATCTTTTATCAAAGGTCTTAAATTCAAACTAAACTCACAATTCAACGAAGGCGATAAGGTCTTATTAGATGGCGAACAAGCCATGATAATAAAAATAGGCATGGGTACTACTGTCTTTGGTGTTTATGGTCGTGATGGCTATACATGGCGTTATATCAGCAATACCAAGATAGAATCCCTTAAATTAGAAAAGATAGTTGATAAAGACTTGCATCAAGATTCTGCTTATGAAAAGCGACAAAAACTAAAAAACATTTTGGAGGGCAAAGAAGATGATTGATAAATTTTTTAAACCAATAAGCGATTTAATTGGTAAAGCCATACCTGATAAAACTAAACGTATGGAATTAGAAGCAAGTATCAAATCACAAATGATTGATCTGCAAAAATCACAAAATGAAATAAACCTAGAACAAGCAAAACATCCTAGCATCTTTGTTTCGGGGGCAAGGCCCGCCATACTTTGGGTAGCTTGTTTGGGCTTATTATGGTCTTTTTTCTTAGCACCTATTATGAATTGGATAGTATGGACTTTTTCTATAGACATTGTGCCACCTGAAATTGAAACAGAAGGTCTTATGACTTTAACATTATCAATGTTAGGTTTAGGTGGTATGCGAACTTTTGAAAAGTTTAAAGGTGTCGCAAGAAATAATTTAAGAGAAGAAAACGTAAGAGATACATACAAACCATAATGGAAACAGGTGTTACCAAAGAGCTGATTGATGATTTAAAAGAAATGCTTATCAAGAATGAAGGCATGGAACTTAAACCTTATCAATGTACCAGCGATAAAACTACTATTGGTGTTGGTCGTAATCTAACTGACAATGGCATAACTATCCAAGAAGCTGAAATGTTATTAGCAAATGACATGGATGGTGTTTTTGCAGATTTAGATAGAAACATACCTTTTTGGCAATCCATGCCTTACAACGTCAGATTGGTCTTGGCAGATATGTGTTTTTGCTTGGGCATCAATCGGTTACAAAAATTTACCAAGATGCTTGAAGCTATGGAAGAAAGAGATTTTGAATTAGCTGGAGAAGAACTATTGGATTCTACTTATGCGGTACAAGTAAAGAAACGAGCCGATAGAAATTACCGACTCGTCACAGATGGGGAGAATTAGTTATTTTTTTAAACCTAGAAATTCTATATTGTCATCTATGTTTTGCATGATTTCTTTTCTAGTTT